GTGCTTCTAGCAACTACTACAACTGTATATCCTTGACCAAGTTGACTTGTCTTTAAATTTTGCGGGAAATTACTTCTAAAAATCTTATTACCAATTGAACCACTGTTGCCAGTAAAATTACTAAATCCAGTATCTTTATTCCAAGTAATATTGCCTTGTATTGTAAAATCATTGCCTCTACCACTCAAATCTCTCCAAACATTACCATTACTTCTTATATTATTAGTACTATTTGGACCATAAACAAATCGGGATGGATAATTTAAAACTTCAAATTGTGGATTTTTATACAATATAAATCCATCTGCCGCAAGTGTAGAACCACCACATCCGCCAGGATATAATAACGGCCTTGCAATACTATTGGCAGCAGTATTTACTGTTCCTGTCATTTCTACTCTTTGCCATACACCAATTGTTCGTCCACTGTTAGTTGCGCCTGCACTAACAGCTCCTTCAATATTACCCAAATAATCACTTACAATTGTGGTTCCGGCACTGATAAAATAATCAAAACTAAAATATACAGTATTACCATTTCCAAGTGTAGTTGATAGTGTATCATTTCCATGATAATGACATCCTACTCCACCCAAATCATATTTATAAACAACATCGGTTGGTTTTATTATATAGCCACCAAAACTTCCACTTCTTAGTCTTTGAAATGTGCCTGTTCCATTAACCTCAAAACTTCCTTCAGTTGGTTTAAAATAATTTGTTGTTGGACCTCCGTCATAACTAGCTTCGTCACTTGAATCTAAATATAATATAAGTCCTTCTGTTACAGGAACTTCTGACATTCTTGAAACAGTTGAATACTGTCCTCTTTTGCTTAATGAACTTATAACACTCATATATGTTTCTGTATTCCTAATTTATATAATGTTGATACTTCATCCGCAGTTAATGCGTGATCATAAATTCTTACTTCACCTATATATCCTTTTAAATTGTGAATTGCATTTGCAGTATTAACTGTGCTAGTTGCAGTTCCAATTACAATTCCACCACCTTGACTTGTTGCTGGTTTTGACCACGCACTTGCTGCACTTGATGATACTCTGCTTCCAATTTGTGTTGCATCATAATATTTGACAATACTATTTTTATACATACCGTCATTATTATACACTCCAGTATACATATGCCATCCACTCGTATTAACCGCATCAAATCTACTACTCAATGATGGTCCGCCATTTTTTTCTACAACAAAACCAAAATCTGTGCTTGTATTGCCTGTTCCATATAATAGTAAATTTATACCATAACTACTACTATCTCTGTAACCAAACAAAAATGTAGATGTATTTGTTGCATTTGCTAATTTATTAGCCCAAACTACTATAGTAAAACTTTTTCCTGAAGACAATAAATTAGCAGCAATATTTGCATCCAATACTCTTATACAATTATTTGCACTAGCTCCGTCAAAATAAAATGTGTTATTATGAAACACAGTAGTTGTAACATAACTTCCATAAGTCAAATCACCATTGTTATTATTTCCAGTCAAATCAACTAATCCACCACCAGTCGCAACTGTTACACCTCTTGTTCCTCCGGCCCCTGCGTAATTTGTTAAATGATTACTTTTTTCTAATTGATGATTTACTGCAATTTGTGTATTATCTGTATTATATTCATATGTAAATGAATACGTATTTATGTATGCAGTAGTTGCTTGCGTAGTAAATGTTCCAAAAATTCTATACCATCCACCGGGGTATGGTATTCTATTGACAGAACTCCAAACACCAGCTTCTGTTAAGTAAGTTCCTCCACTGTTATATTCGTATCTGTATAAATAATTTGCATTACCATAATCATTATTTACGACTTTATAAAATGCACTATAACAATATACAGTAGATGCTGTCAAATACACATTGTTTTGATAAGTAAAAAATGACGGACAACAATTAACATTACCTGGATTATTATATCTATTTATGGAAGCCGTTTGAACTCCGTTTGGTGTCCATATCCCTCTATATGATGATGTATATGGAAAAGCAAATCCACCATTAGCTGTAGGATACGCTGCAGTAAACAAATTAGTAGTGGGTTCACCTCTAAAACAATTTATATCATATGGATCGTAATATAACTTTAAACTCATGATATTCCTAATTCGTTGAAATTTTGTGCAAATGCAGTTCCAAATTTGGCTCTACTCATTTGTTTGTTATAAGCATATGTTTGACTTCTATTTGTCATATTAGCAAATACTACATTGTCATAATATAATGTTGTTGTTGCTGCTTGACCATAGTTACTTAACATTAACCATCTAACATATTTAGTTCCATATCTAAATACATTATAACTACACCCCGCAGTTCTTCCTTCTCCTGTTAAAGTCACACTAAGTTTTGACCACGTAGTAGGAAAATTTCCGCCGCAAAGTAGATAATATCCATAACCACCACCTGCTAATCCATTAGATACAGGAGTGCCAGCAGGTAATGTCCCAAAACTCCATGTCATATTATTGTTTACGCCATCTGTTGATAAATATAATGTATTGCCTGTTCTGGTTCCATAATATATATCTGGATATGTTGGATGTCCAAATCCAAATCTAGTATAACCCCACGGAGTATAATATTTAGGATGATTTGCGGGAAAAAATAATATATTTTTAAAATAATATTGTGCACCTGTTGCTTGCCATGCAGATGCATCTGTTAATGTAATTGTTGTATCACCGTTATTTACCGCAGATGCTAATGTTGTATTACCGACATCTCCATTATTTCTTAAATCTATAAAATTAAAATCTTCGTCATAATGAGCAAGACCTGCATAACCTGCGCTTTGTGGTGTTCCCATTGATTTAAAATATGCACTCAATAAATAAGTATCACCTGTATTTACTGGTATATATAAATCACTTGAATATCCTCTATAACCATTATCAACAAAACAGTAAGAACCTTCATAAGAACCAGTTCTACTTATACCACCGGCATTGATATTATAAGTAGTACCAAATTCTGCATTACCATTTACCATTAAATTTGCTAACCCTGTTTCTGGATCAATAGAAACTCTGTCGTCAAAATTATATCCTTTTGTATAAAATATATTGTTTGTAGAACCTGATATTATATTCATATCTTTAATTATTAACCAACCCAGTTAAAATCCAAACTATCACTTGCACTATCCCATTCAATTCTCCACTTTGCAGTGCCTGTTGTAGCTGCACTTATTTCAAATCCACCAGTTCCACTTGCACCTCTGGTTCTTACTATACCTTCAACATCCAATTTACGACCAGGATTACTTGTTCCTATACCAACATTACCACTTTGCTTGATACGCATGGTTTCGGTTCTATTGTATAGAGTTTCATTTACATAATTATTTTGGAATATATGATCTTGATAAGCACCATATATCATACTATCCGAACCTACTGCCGCTCCCGCATTTCCAAATGCAATATATCCACCAACATTGTTGTCTAAGAAAACTAGACCAGCATAAGTTCCATTATCTGCTGTATTTCTAAATGTAATGTAATTGTTTGCATTGGAATCAATTAATACATTTGTTCCAGTTGTTACCGTTCCGGTTCCAGTTGGAGCAGAAGCACGAATGTTTAATAATGCTGCTGGGCTGGTTGAACCAATTCCAACATTTCCATTAGAAACTAAACCAGCAAATGTAGGACTATTACCTGTTCCTACTGCTTGACCAATTGAAAATGTTACTGCGCCTGTTGCACCACTAACACCTACACCTGTTCCAGCTACTGCACTTGTTACACCACTATTAGTAATTGTTACTGCGCCTGTTGCACCACTTACACTAATACCAGTTCCAGCCACATTACTGGTAACACCTGTATTACTTATTGTTACGGTTGTAGCACCACTTTGATTTGTTGTAAATGTATTGGTTGTACCAACACCAACACCTGTTCCAGCAGCAATTGTAATAGTTCCATTACCGACATTCAATGCAGTTACTGCATTTGTAGCCCAACTACTTGTAATTGCCCAAGTTCCACTTGCGCCTGTACCTGTTTTTGTAACTGTATAATCTGTATAATTTCCACTGTGGAGTAATTTGTACCATGATGGATTTGTAGGAGTTCCACCAGGACCTTCTTTGTATCCAACATACCAATCTGCACTTCTGTGAAGATTTGCAATCAAACTAGTCAAATAACTTCCATGAGTAGATGATAAATAATTATACCAACCTGATGTAGGAGCATTTGTAATATTTGCCCCGTCAAATGTTCCCAAAGGTTGAACTACATTTGTCGCTGAACTAGAAAGACTTGTAATATCTCCACGATGATATTGATATAAACTATCATTCGTAAACGCAGATACTGCAGTAGGCCTACTACTTACATTTGTCCACGCAACACTATTTGCAGTACCAGCAGTTAAACTTGCTGCAGTTCCTGTTAAACCAGTACCTGCACCACTAAAACTACTACCACTAATTACACCAACTACATGAAATTTTGTTACTGGACTGCTTGTTCCTACACCAACCAAACCTGCTTTTGTTATTCTTATATTATTATCAATTTGTGTACCAGCATTATTTGAACCAAATACTAAATCATCTGTAGTATCTGTTCCTATATATCCAATATAATGATTACCGTCAGCATTTGCTCTTTCTCTTCTCCAACGCAATCCACCCCAACTTGATGTTGTAGGCATTGAAAATGAAAGACCTTCAGCCCAAGCAGATGAAGCAGGTACACATCTTATATTTCCAACAACATCCAATTTTTGAGCAGGAGAGGTTGTACCTATGGCAACATTTGTTCCATCATCATAAATTAAGCTATTTCCTAATTTATAACCAGCAGTAGCTTTAGGAATATAATTTGCAGTTAAATTGTTTTGTCCGTCAGGACCAGTAATAATTTTACCATTAACACTACTTCCTGTCAAGAAAAAATAATCTCCTTCACCATCCCATAAAAATTGACTTAATGTACCAGATCCACTATCATACATCTGAATACCAGCATATCTTTGATATGGACTCAAAGCATTCATCAACAGAATATTATCTGTAACTGTTAATGTACTTGATGTAATATAAATATTACTTGCACTAAATGCAGTAACTGAACCATTGACCGCAAAATTTCCATTAACAGTTAAATTACCAGAAATAGTATCACCTGCTTTATTTACTGGCGTATATCCTAATCTAGCAGGTATATTTGTATAATAAGAATCTGATTGACCATTTAATTGTGTAGAATTTGTTGCAGTATTAGCATTAACCGCATTGGTAGCCCAACTACCTGTACCTGTTAAATTACCTGTAAATGTACCAGTAATTGTTTTATTTGTAAGTGTCTGTGTACCAGTTAAAGTAACATAACTTGCAGCAGCTACACCACCTAGATTTGTAGAATTTGATGCTAATGTAGTTGTAGCGGAATTTCCAGATATATCAATTGTTGCAGTATTTGTGAATGGATTATAAGTTCCACCTGCACCATCCATTAATAAATTTTTTGCACCTGTTTCTCCAGACTGTGCCAAAACAAATGGATAATTTGCATTACTGTTATTAACTGTTACATTTATAACATTTAATGGAGCAGAAATAGCAGCTGCAGATAAATGAGCATCTAAATTCAATCCATCATTCGCATCCATTGTAAATGAATGTCTTCTCGTTGATTGCGCTGAAGTATCAACGAATTCTAATTTACCTGAACTTGGTGTTATAATAATGTCTGGCATATTTTATATAAATATTAAAGTTCTGTGTTTAATTCAGGTACATCTGCTCTTATTGCTGTGAAATCCCAGAAAAAGTCGTAATCTTTATATGATTCAAATAATGCTTTATCATAAGCAATAGTGAAATAATTTTCTGGTATATTAATATCATCAACATATAGTGTTTTATTACACTTTATGCCTGTTAATTGTATATTTACACTATCATGCAATATCAATTTATAAATATAATCTGGTAATTGTATCTTACATTTACCATCTTTTAATGTATCTCTTCCCGTCAATCTTATACCATGATATGGACTTTCCAATGATCCATAAATAAGTCTCTTACCTGCTTTTGTAGGATGATCAATTACGAAACTCTTGGTTGTAGCAGCAAAACTACCATTTACTTGCAATGTATAAGCACCAACAGTACTTGTATTTATACCTACCGCACCACTTCCACTTACATACAATATCGCACCACTAATAGGTGACTTTACATGCAATAAAGCACTGTTAGATGAACCACTAATTTCTAATTTAGCAGCAGGAGCCGCAGTACCAATACCAACTCTGCCGTCATAATCAAATGTTGTATGTTTTAACCAAGCATTTGCTGAATTATATGACCACAAATCTAATCCAGTACCACCCGAATTTAATTGTAAATTAAATGCTCTTGTATTACCTCCATTTGCCAAATAAACTTGTGTTTGTACTGTATCCGCACCAGTTTTATATGATGCCATCGCACCGTAAACAGTAAATTTATCGGTAGGGTCTGTAGTACCAATACCAACATTACCTGCGGCATTTAATGACATCACTTGAGTACCACTAAGTGGTTCAGTATTATTAGCAGAAGAAACCCAAAATCCAAGAGTACCTGTCAATGTAGATTCGGATTTGATTGCCCAACTTCTTCTACCACTATTATCATTAGAACAGTAAAGCAGAAGTCCTCCTATATCAGATGTGCTACTACTATTAAGAATACCATTTTTAATATAACCCCCAGCAACTTGAAGTGGAGAAGCAGGAATTGTTGTACCTATACCAACACTACCATCGGCAGCTTTAATAAAAACTGTATTATTTCCCGTATTTCCTGTGAATTGTAAACCTGATGTCGTAGAATTATAATATATCTGACTTGCTGCACCAAAATTGATTGCGGTATCAATCGGCACATGAATAGTACCATTAACATGCAATTTATAAGATGGATTTGTTGTGCCTATACCTACATTACCCGCTGCATCAATTCTCATTCTTTCACCACAAGTTCCACCAGTTGTAGTATAGAATTTCATATGGCTTGGAGCACCACTTGCAGTTGATGAACTGACTACTAAGAAAGCACTGCCTGTTAAATTATCAGGAGCACCATTCAATGGTCCCAATCCACCAATATTACCAAATGCTATAGTATTATTGCCAGTTGCAGCATTAGCAACAAATACATGTCCTTTTACATCCAACTTTGTAGCTGGAGCAGTTGTACCAATGCCTACAGAACCAGATACAAGAAAATTACCTGTTTCAATTGAAGATGTTGCAGGAGCAGAAACATTGCTTATTTTAAATATCAATGTGCCGTCAGCAGATAACCCAAGTGTTTTTGTTGATGGACGATAAATACCTGTTGTAGGTATTGTACCAGCGCCTGTTACATCAACATATGCGGATGTCAATCCTGCAACTGTATATGTATTACTTGCATTCAATGCATTTGCAGTGCCCGCAGTTAAACTAGCTGCAGTTCCTGTTAAACCTGTACCTGCGCCAACAAATGTTGATGCGCTAACAGGAAAAACAAAATAAGCAGATCCGTTTCCATCGCCAGATTCAAAAAGCAATCTTCCGCCGGTTGGTGTAATACTCCAAGAACGAACTCCAAGCTCGTTGGTTCCAATTCTTCCTGCAGTACCACTTCCAGCAATATTAACTCCGATAGAATTAACTTGATAATTATTTGATGTATTTAACGCATTTGCAGTTTGTGCAGTTGTTGCGTAACTTGAACTAACAACATTGTTAGCCCAACTACTGGTTCCCAAGAAACCAACTGCGTTACTTACACTTGATGTAAAACTGCTGCCACTAATATTTCCAACTACATGCAATTTAGCAACAGGACTACTTGTACCTATACCAACATTTCCGGAACCGTCAATTCTAACTCTTTCAATTGGAAGAAGTCCTGCATCATTAGCACTTCCACTGCCAACATTGAATGACATGAACTCTGTTCCCCATACACCACTATCAAATCCTGTAACAATAGTTGATGTTCTTCTAGAGCCAGTGTCAGCTGAATAATTAAAAAATGTAGTATAAAAATCAATATAAGCTTTACGACTTAACCCGTCATTTGCTCTTAATGTTAAAGTTGGATTTGTATCGTTTATTTGTAATTTTGAACCAGGACTACTAGTACCTATACCAACTAAACCAGCAGCTGTAATACGCATTTTTTCATCAACTGCAGTTCTAAATACTACTGGAAATGATCCAATAGAACCAACATATAAAGTATTTGATGTTGAATCAAAACCACCAATTCTTGTTCCACCAACCATTGTTTCAATTACTGCCGAATTGGTACCATTAACTTGCAAAAATCTATAATTTGATTGCGCAGTTGGTGTTGTTGTTCCAATACCTACATCTCCTTCTATAATAGCACCGTTTGATGATGCTGTGATCGGACCATATGTAGAACCCACACTCAAATTACCAAATACACTTAATTTGCTGCCCGATTGTGTAAGACTTCCAACACTAGTATATGTTGTATTTATATAAGTGTTGGTATCGTAAACAACTCTAAATCTAGATGTTCCGGATGCATTTTTTAAATCAAAATAATCACCGTTATTTGAATTTTGAATATAAACACCGCTATTATCTATACCGAATGAACCAGATCTATTAACAGATGTATTGTTTACAGATACAATTGCAGTTCCAGCAGTTCCAGCAACTTCTAATTTACTATTTGGACTTGTTGTACCAATACCAACATTGCCTAAGGCAGTACCATCTGTTTTTGTTGCTAATATAGTATTTCTATCCAACGATTTGATTATATCTAAATCGCCGCCGTCGGCATTAGCTGCTATTCCACCTGCATATTGATATGCACCTCTAATCGTCCAATTTTGAGCGCCTGTAATGCCAGAATAACCAAGATTTACAATTCTAACTACATTTTTTGCTGAAAATGTTACTGTATCCAAACAAACATGCAATTGAGCAGTAGGAACCGTAGTACCAATACCAACATAACCATTATATTGAACTGTCAATGTTTCATTAATTTTTATGTTATTTCCAGAAGCACCATATTCTGTTCCAACCAATCCTATCATTTTTATACCACTGGAACTTTCATGATTTAATACTAACCCTAATGGATTTCCAGAGTCACCGCTTCCAAAAAATGCTATATTAGTTGGACCAGCAACAGATTTTGTTTGATTGGTTCTTACATCCAAAAATCCAGTCAACGGAGCAGTCGTTCCTATACCTACTTTACCACTGGCATCCAATACCATTTTATCTGCATTAGCAATTCTAAAATTAATAACTTTTCCGCTAGATGCGTTTAAATATGTAGTTCCATCATTCCATTGTATTAATGCATAATTTGTTGCTGATGTTGTATGGTCTAAATTATTATGCCCAAAAAGAGCAAAAGTAGTATTTACTGGCCATGCGCCAACAATTGCATTGCCTAATCTAGCAACTGATGATGTTGGTTGTAGATCCAATTTATAAGTTGGATTCGTCGTTCCAATGCCAACATAACCAAAACTGCTTGTACCACTTGCACTAATATTGCTTGCGGTAAGATTTGTAATTGTATAACTATTTGTTGGTACCAAATAACTTGCGGTTACAACATTTTGCGCCCAACTTGCAGTACCTAAGAAACCAATTGCGTTGATTACACTTGATGTAAAACTACTACCACTAATATTACCTGCTACTTGTAATTTAGCAACAGGGCTGCTAGTGCCTATACCAACTTTACCGCCTGTAGAATCTGTTGCTGCAGTCAATACTATGGTGTTATAATTTGTTCCTGCTACATCATTTCCGATGTGAAATGTATTTCCAGAACCACTATGTAATGTAAAAAATGTATTTTCACCGGCACTTGCATAATATATTCCAAATAAAGCACTACCGTCACCTCTTAATAAAACAGATCCACTTTGTACTTCTAATTTTTGAGCAGGACTACTTGTTCCTATACCAACATTACTACCAACAATAGCCATGGTTGAAGCACCACTTCCTCTGCCTAATAAGATATTGCTTGTCTGACTGCGAATTACAAAATCGTAAGCATTTGCATCTGTGAAAAAACTTCCTGCGTTTGTTATTGTTGCGAGATATGTTCTGTCACTACCCGAAGTTCTATGAATAAAAATAGGATTTGTAGAACCATCCAAAATAATACCATCATTTGTACCAGTAGTAACTATATGCAATTTAGAAGTTGGATTTGTTGTGCCAATACCAACTGAACCGTCCGATGCAATGCGCATTACTTCACTCAAATTCGCAACAGTTCCTATAGATCCACTTTGAGTTGGGCCGAGATACCAACGATGCGTTCCTCCATCTTGAATATAAGCAGATCTTACAATGTTTATAGGTGTAGAACTAAAAAATGAAGCAGCTGATGCTGTTGATGGTGATACACCATAACCTAAAAATGGTCCACCACTGCTATATTCCGATCCTAAAACAGTTAAATTTCCACTAGAATATTGTCCTAAAAGTATTGTAGTGCCATTGGTAGAATCGGCAGTACCTGCAGTAATAGATCCATTTTTAACTTGGAGTTTTGTTAATGGGCTTGTAGTACCAATACCTACATCGCCTGTTGTTGACTTGATTGTCATCCGAACCGCACTTGATGTAAAATAATTTATTGTACTGCCTGTATTTTGTCTTCCCGCACTAAATTGTAAATCCCACGATGAAACATTAAATGATTGACCAACAGTAGCATGATCGGTAGTACTTCCACCAGTCCATCTAGCAAAATTAAGATTGCCAGATGCACCATTCAAAAGTCCTAAATTTGTTGTAATTTGAATACCGTTATTTAGAAAGTTGTAGGTATTGTCTTGAATCAATAAAGATTCGCTTACTGATGATCCAATTGTTAATAGATCTTGGTATTTATTGGTTCGTATACCGATCATACCAAAACTACCTGTACCACTTGCACTAATATTGCTTGCGGTAAGATTAGTAATTATGGAAGTGCTACCACTAACATAACTTGCAGTACCTACGGTGATACTATTTAATGATGCGCTATTAATACGAGCGGTACTATCAAAATAAATGAGAGAACTGGTTGCTGCAGCTATTTTAGTTTCTAAAAATGCTGTACCTGAACTACTTACTTGACTTAAGATTAAATCGCCGGTATTATAAACTATTCCAGATCCTATTGGCATATTGTATAAATATTACTTTATTTATGTTTATATAAATATAATAACCCAAGATGTTTATTTCTTGGGTTATCACTTTATTTACACTTTTATTGGTTATTCTATATTAGACTGACCAGTTAGAAATTGGTACTCTCTTCCAAATATTGTTGGTATATACATATATGAAATTATTATCAACATTTATCTGTCCAGGCATACCAGCCGAAGTTGGTGTTGATGGAACTGCACCCGCACCAGGATTACTTCCTGTAGTAATCGTTAATGTTGTAAACGAACCAGTAACATAAGTTACCAATGCACCAGTAATATATGTTATACTTCCAGTAGTTGCAGTGAGTATACTTGAACTGATTGTAGTTCCAGTATAAGATAATGTTGTACCATTATCACTCAAAGCAGAATCGGTAATACCAGTAGCATCATATGCTTTTGGAATTCTATTAGTAGTAAATCCAGTAATATTATCTGATGCAAACGAACTAGTTGGACCCACTATTATGTTACTTGCACTATTTACTTGATCTACTGTTATCCAATTATCATTTTTACCATCCCAAAGTAATGATGCGCTTCTTTGATTGCTACCACTATCAAATACTTCAAAACCTGCATATCTTTCAAATGGGAAAAATGCATTTAATTGAATGATATTATCATTAATGATTACTGTACTTGAACTAATATAAACTACACTGGAACTACCGAATACAGTAAAATCTCCGTTAACCAACATAGATCCACTGACAAATAAATTTTTTCCAATTCCAACACCACCATCTACTACCAATGCACCATTTGTATATGTTAGTTGATCATTATTTGTTGTATTTAATACTCTCAAACTTCCGCTAGAAGTATTTATATCACTTAAAGAATCACCTAAAATACTATTACCGTTTACTCTTAATGTTGTACCAACAGTTAAACTGCCAGTAATAGATGAATTTCCAACAGTATATGTATTTGCACCAACAAATAAATTTTTGTTTATACCTACACCACCGCCTACTTGCAACGCACCGTTATCATATGTTAATAAATCGTTATCAGTAGTCTTTAAAATATAAACTGTAGGTGTTACACCAAATGTAACATTTGGATTTGCATCCGTGGTAGCAATTTTTATATAAGAATTTGCTGCTTCTTTTATATCTAATGCACCACCAACATTATCCAACAAACTAATATTTGTTGCAGTATTTGATAATATAATGTCTCCACCATTTATTGTTAAATCACCATTAATTGTTGCATTAGTATCAACATATAATGCACTTGCTGTAATAAATCCACTTGCACTTATATTTGAAGCGGTTAAATTTGTAACAAATGTATTTTGTAAAGTTGTATTTCCTACTACAGACAAACTTCCGCTAATAGATGTACTACCTGTAATTCGTGTAGTATCAGTTACTGCATCGCCTAATACTGTATTGCCTAATACTGTAAGTGTTCCGCCATCAACTATACTTGTTTCTACTCTTACTGTACTAGCACTAATATTGCCACTTGCACTAATATTGCTAGCAGTAATATTTGTTGCAAATACATTTGATAATGTGGAATTTCCTATTACTGTAAGTGTACCCGCAATATATTCATTGCTTGCGCTAATATTACCACTTGCACTTATATTTGAAGCGGTAACATTTGTCGCAAATACATTTGATAATGTACTATTGCCAACAACAGTAAGTGTTCCCGCATCTTGTATTGCACTCGCAGTTAACCCTGCACTCGCACTAACTAATCCGCTGAAGGTGGCAGTAGTACCAGTCAATCCAGCCAATGTTGACGCACCAACTACAGTAAGTGTTCCAGCATCAGTAATATTAGTTTTTACATATAAATTGCTGGAACTAATATAACCACTTGCACTAATATTGCTAGCAGTAATACTATTTACATTTATATCAGATGAACCTGTTAAAAAACCAAATGAATCGGTTTGTAAAATAAGTCGTGAACCACTAATAATTGTTTCGACAAATGGTGCTTGTCCACCCTGCAATGACGCAGAAGTTTGTGGAATTACTATATTTAAAGTGTTAGAATTGGGGTATGGCATATAATTTCGTCTTTATCTAGTTATAAATATAAATATAAAACATATTAATATATAATTCTTGATATTACACAGTCCAATCCGCAATTGATTGTCTTAACCATCTTCCACCAGCATAAATATAATGATAATCACCATCATATGCCATCCAACCTGGTTCACCATAATCAGTTGGTGTATTTGGAACATCATGCCAAATAGTAACTTCTTGAGAACCACTAACTGTTAAGTTTATAGTTTGTTGTATCAATGCGGCATAACTTTGTCTAATTGTAGTAATTGCTTCTCCAGCTGCAGTAGTAGATTGTTCGGTTGCGATAGTACCTTTAGGAAATCTCCATTCACTATCATTTTCGGCAATAGGATTTATACTATAATAAGGATTTCCTTTGTTACTATAAGTGTTATCTTTAACCTTTTGATTAACCTTAGCCATTTGAGTACTACTAACAATTTCTGCTGTTAATTTTACTTGTTTTGGTGTCAATAATCTTTGAACAGTTTGTTTTCTATCTTCAAAAGATTCTGGCAACAAATAAGCATTGGTAGTTAAAGTAAATGTACTTCTTACCATTCTGTCTTTTTCACCACTACTTTCTATAGTATTTGTGTAATTGTCAATTTTAACTCTGAAGTTAAATCTTTGTTTATCTCCCCAATAATCTCCTTCTGCAAAATTAATTTTTTCTAATATTGCATTGTTTTGTTCAACATATTCAGTCCATACAATAAATTCATATTCTGCTTTAATATGATCAGGCATAGTAACTGCAAATATTTGATTGGTAGGAGCAACTGTCTTATTTAACAAATTAAATTTATCGTATTTGTTCTTTTCATTGAACTTGGTCATTACCGGATAACTCAAATAACGATTAAATGTTTGATAACCTTCATCTTTTGCAAATGATGTTCTTTTAACCATTATCAAAGGAATTTGTAATTTACCTTGTTGATCTCTTAAACCACCTTGAGCTTTTGCTGCATACCATTTTTCAGGATTGCCATATATAATTGGTACTTTTATATTTTCGCCAGCGTCAATTACAGTAGGATTAATAACATTTTGTATATAACTAATCAATGCAGTATCAACATCCAATAAACTAACAGTAAAGTTTTTCTTTGGATCTTCATCTCTTCTGGTATCCAACGCAATATTTCTTACATTAGATACAATAGGATTGTTCTTTTCAACATTGTTATTTGTTGGTACTGGATTGTTTTTATTACCTTCCCACATAATTAATATTGACGGTTAACTAAATTAATCTTGCTCAACTTAGTATAATGACTATTACAGATTATACTATGCGATTTATTTGACTGACCACCTAAAAATTGTTCTTGTACAACATTATCAATTTCATGATAACGATCATTGAATAATATCAAATCGCCAACTTCAGGATAAAAACTCGCATCTTTTAAAGACAGTTCTCTGAATTTAAATACAACGGTTTGATCTCTATCTGGTCCAAATCCTTCATCATCGGTACTAATATCACCACGATCAATTAAAGTACTTAATTCTACACCAGGATAAAAACTTTTACCTTCAGCCGCAACTGTTTCACCATAAATGTTTGTGTTGGTTTCATTTGGTGCGATTTTAAACAAAACAACAAGCGTTTCAATAATATCACGCAATAATTCTGCATTAAATTGGTTTACCAAATTAATGTCTCTTTGACTAAAATATCTTCCAAATAATGCCATATATTATCCTATGTAAATTAATAATGGAACCGTTTTCATAATAGATGTCATCTTTTCAGTTTCATCTGCTTTGGCTTCCATTTGTGCTTTACGACTGGTTGCTTCAAGATTTTCTCTCAATTGAGTAATTAAAGTTTCTTTTTCAGAAGAAGCTTCACTTCTCAATTCAGAACCATCCAACGTTACTTCTCCACCAGGAATTGGAATTGTGCTATATTTTTGTCGAATCAAACCAAGATTTTCTTTACACAATGCCAAGAAATATTTCTTAACCCATTGTTTTCCAACTGCATTTAATTTATAATAAACTACATTTTGATATGGAACATTACTATAATCACTGACTACATCATAATTACTTCCACTACTAAATGTATTTGCACTA